TTTGCGATTTGATCAATCGCAATGAATCGCAATGAATTGGATTTTTGGGGAAAGGATTTAAACTGAAATGCCTTGATTTTTTTACTTTCGGAAAAATAATTTTTCAACACAAATTTTTGTGTGTTATTTATTTCTGTATTTTCAAAAAAGTTCTATTTTTTGAAAAAAGGATATTTTTAGATTTTCAAGGATTTTATAATTTTTTGAAAAAATTTAAATTATAAAAATTATTTTATGAAATCTATACATTTCTTTATTGTTTCTGAAAATAAATCAATCTTTCTATCAACAGGAAGAATAAACCTCTCTCTATTGGCCTGTTCTCGGTATACTTCTAACTTGTTGAAAACCATGCCTTCAACCACACTCATTTTTTCTTTATTAGGACAAGAAGAATAAAAAACTACTTCATGTTCATCTGTCTTATTGTAGGTAGATAATCGGTTAGTTAGATTAGTAGCTTTTCCAAGTATATAACGTCTTTCTTTTTTTAGTCCAGGAGTAGTAAGAATATAGATTACATTTTGACCTTCATATTTAGTTCTACATCTTTTCTTTAAAAATTTCTTGTTTAATCCGTCTACTTTATTCTTACCATCTATAATATATAATTCAGCTAAGCGTTGATATGCTTCTAAGAGTTCTTGGTATTCTATTTTAATCTCTTTATAATCTTCATATTGTTTTTGGTAATTTTCTTTAAATGTATTTCTTTCAGATTCTACCTTTAATAATTGTTTTTTCATAATAAAAAATTTTTCAATAGAAACACATTTCTCCTCATGCCTTATTAAATTAAATTTTTTCCCGAACTTTTTACCACATGTTCCACATTCATATTTAAGTTCTTTATCTTTTCCTTGTATTTTTAGACAATATTTAGCAGTCCTCTGGTGTTGGTTTAAATTTGTTTTAGTTGAAAAATTAGCCTTACAATATTTGCATTCCATTTAATATTATAATTTTTAACTTTATATACGTATTTCTCATGTATTTCTCTTTATTTGATCAATAGCAGTGCATCCGTAAGGGCATATCCTTAGATTATCTACTAACATTTTAATATTTGGAGAATTTAAGAAACAATCTTTAGATCCACAATTACGTTGTATATAAAATAAATGATCTCCATCTTCTTCTGGATAAGTGAAGCAATCACAATTTTCTATACCAGAAGGACATTTGTTTCCATATGTTGATACTTTACCTAAATCGCAATGGTATCCAGAATCCTTAAACCAACCATCTACCTTTCCTCCATGATCACAGATTGTTTCATCTGGTTTAATGTTATTTTTACAGTCTGTTGGAGCCATGAAAACAAGATAAAATGGGAATTGTTCAATTCCTCCATTATTTTGTGCATAATTCATTAACATCTTGTTATAATCTCGAGTAAAATTTTCTTGATCTAAATTACATGTATTTCTTGGGCCGCACTCTTTTCCTATAAGTTTACCACTAGATTGTAAGATAAGCATATTTTTTGTTCCTGATAGTTGAATTTTTCTGAAAAAGTCATAAGCCTTGGCCATCTTATCAGCTTGGCTCTGATTTGTTTCTCTATAACTACTATAAAGATCCAATCCAACAACATTTATCATAGGATTATCATATAAGAATTGAGCCCATGATAATTCACTCATTTTCCACCCACCTCCTTTGGGAATTGGAGTCTCAGGGCGGGGTGCATCTGTAGAAAATCTTATTTTTTCATAACCTTTTTGCCATGGCCAAGCAAAACATGTAAGATAATAAACACACGTTCCAAAAGTGTCACTAATAAGTTGTAAATCAGTTCTATATAAAGAGTACATATCACCTTCAGTTGTTACATCATTTCCATTTGTATCAGGAGCCATACTATTATACTTTTGAATATATTTATTGTGATCGTAGTATTCACTAGCAGGATATATTTGTTGTGTAGATGAATTCCATTTAGGCCACTCATTTTTAATAAAATATTCAAGCCAACCTAAAGGTTCATCTAAGAGATATATTCCTATAAGAAGTCCCTTGTATTTTTCATCGAGTAATTTTTTTAATTTAAATATATTTGATGCTGACCCTTCTATCCAACCACGATCAGTTTCCCCAGATCCTACTGATAATATTAATTTTATATTTCTAGAAACCAAAAATTTAAAAATTTTTTCATAATAAGTAATATCCTTCCAAAAAAGAAGATCTACTTTGTAGACACCGTTAGTTTCTCCCAATATATTCCCTATCCCAAATGTATCTGGAAATAAATTTGCTTTATAAAATCCGAGCCAAGGTTTATTATTTTTTGGTTGGGGCAAGTCCTCACATTTCTCAAAAAAATGTACCCCAGGATCGCATTTATCTTGATGCTGACCTGGTAAGGGAACTAAAACACAAGGTCTTTCATTAGTTCTTTTTATAATTTCTTCACCTTCAACCTTAGTTGGCCACCACCACATATTTTTATCCCATGATCCAACACACGTCCTACATTCTTTCTTAGTTTTACAAAAGTTTTTGCATTCTTCTAGTGTTTTATTTCCAGGGTCAGACCATCCTGGGATAGTTTCAGAATCCCAACTACCAGGGAATCTACATTTGTTTGGAAAACATTTAGATCCTCGCATGAAATTAAAATTCTCTTTTTTTGAATATTTAATTAAAATCAAAGTTATTATACCTATTAAAATTAGTATTAATATAACTATTATAATTTTTATCATTTATTAATTATATAACAAAAAATAAAATTCTTGTTTAAGGGGGGATTTTAATGTTTGCGTTTACTATCCTTTAAGGATAGTAAAATTTGATAAAGAAGAGTTATTTTTGTAATATTTCATCCATTTTTTCTTTCCATCCGGGTACAGAAAAATGGATGAAAATATTTACATAAGAGTCTCCTTCAAATGGATAGGGCCTACCGTGCATGATACCTACAGATTCGTATAGTACAAGATCAATGTTATTATCTAGTAATATATTTTCTTTATTCCCTTGATGGTCCCATACAGCGAGGGGCCAAGGTTTTTCTTGTTTATGTTTTACATGTAAGATAGCTGATAAGACATGTGTATCATATCTATCACAATGAACTTTAAGGGTTGCACCTCTTTTATATTCTCTAATCCCAAATGTGGCTGTATGGATTAAATTTTGTTTCCCTGTCCATTGTGATAGTTGATTTTTAATATAGTTTTCCAAGTCTTTTTTAAGAGAGGGATCGTGTGTGGCAATATCTAGGTTATAAAGAAGTTCATTGGAAGAATTTTCTGTACCCCAGATTACTTCGTGGGGTACTTTTTCTGGTTTTTTAAGATGTTTCTTTTTTTCCCATAAATTTTTGAGTCTTGTTTTAAGGTGGGGAGATAGTTTTTTAGCTATATATCCTTTTTGAGTGAAATTAGGGCATAAATTGCGTGTTTTTTGTTCTTGTTGTGACATATTTTTATATGCCTCGGAAAAATATATAGAATTTATACCTTTTTTTCTATAAAAATGATGTTTATCATTGCATGTAATATTTTCTTTGCTAGGTTTAAATATTAAATAAGCAATTATTCCTAATGTAACGATAATTACTAAACCAAAAATTTTATATTTATAGGAAATCATTTATTTTATATAAATCTTTTTTAAATCTTTCTAAATCTTTCTAAATTATCCTATGTTAAAAGGTTTCTGTGGAGTCCATGTTTGTTCCAATCTAGAATAACTTCCATAAGGACTATTAGAGTTATGAGCCATTCCAACCTGGCTAAAATTTTCTTTTTCCCCGCACTGTCCTGGTACCGGTTTAAATCTCGAAGGAACATCCTTAGTTACAATTTGTTTCCATATTTGCCCTCGCGGGGTAACATTACTAAATGCGGACCACCCTAGAGCAAAATTTGGGTATGTAACATCTCTTTGTGTTCCACATGATCCGCAATAGCCTTCCTTAAATTTTTGAGGAGGAGCTTGTGAGGGTACGGCAACATCCCACCCCCATGGAGACCACGCACTGGGTTGTAAGGAACCTTGTGAGGTCCAGGTTTGTTTGACTGGTAAGAAGTCATCATTACAGCAGTTATTTTTACCATTCATCTTTATATATGGAAAAATAAAATTTTTACGCTAATCTTTATTAGTTTGATATAGAGAATATAATTGTATTCCTTGAGAAAGAGGATATTGTTGATTAATATCCTTACATTGTTGCGGTGATAGAGTGAAGCTATCGGATTTTTCTTTTATACAATCCATAACTACTATGATAGTATTTTCATTGTAGGAATATTTAGTGGGTATATTGGTTTCTAATATCCCGTAAATATGTTCTACAGAATCTACGGGCAATTTTTTATAATCTTTTTGTTTATTTTTCATTAATTTTTCCATTGTTTCGAAAATAACTCCTTCAATGCATTTTCCTAGACATAATAAGGAGCATAAAAGTTTTTCGTAATGAATATTTTTGGGGTTACAGTAGTCAGCTACTTTATGAACAATAGAGAATAATTCTGCTGCAAAATATTTAATAGCCTTTTCTCTAGTGTGTGGTCGGGAGTAATCACTTCTAACATCCCTAGCAATGTTTACTATACCTTTTAATACATATAAATTATAAAAGGGGAAATTACCGATGGCTTTTTCTATTTTAATAAATTCTTTAATAAATATGGAAAAAATTTTTTCTATTTTACTGTAATCTTGTTTTTGGAAGGGTAATATTACTAGGCTTTGTAAGATGTCGATACAAAATATATCATATTCTCTAAATAGAGATGAATATTCGCTTATATTTTCTAACATATCAAGAACCTTTTCACTGGCTGAAATATTTTTTTTATTTTTGTCCCAGCCTCTTTCCCAGTTAATATTTAACCTCCCAAAAATATTTTTCATTATATTACGAAATATTTGATATTTCTTCCCGTACCTATTGTATTGCAGATCTAGACATGTAGTGACCATAAAAAGCTTGGGATCAACTACCCAATCAAATCTATCGCTAGTGAATCCGTGATGGGTGTGACCCATGGAAGGCCAAGCGGGTCCGTTGTCTAAGTCAGAAATATAGGAATACCCGAAATCTATAATTATAGGATAATATCCATGAGTAGGGATAGCGTATTGATTATCCTCATCAATTACATATAAAAAAACCACATCCTTTTTACATTTTTTCATAAGAATATTACCAGATTGTAGATCATAATGGGAGAATTGTTTCTTTTTTTGAGCAATAGCTAGGGCCATCATAACCTGTTTAATAACAGAATATATAACTTTGTCTGAAACCCCTTTTTTATCTTTAATTAAATGATGAAATTTAGTAGAACTAACAAATTCTGTCAAAACCACTTCAGTTTCAATAGGATGTTTAGATGTTATTTCAAAGGGATTAGTCCCCTTTTCTTTTTTATATTTAAAGGGGTTAATTTCGGCTAAAAAAGTTCCTATTACTTTACAAAAATGTAGGCAATATGGGGATATTTTATTTAATCCTTTAAGGACGCAATATTCATGCCTACCTAAATAATCAATTTGCCCAGAAATTTTATATATTAATTTTATGTTATTTCCCCCTTTTAAATTTTTTGTTTTAAACATTCCTACAGTTCCTTGTTTTCCAGATTTTTGAAATTCTTTTTCATGTATTAGCCATTCATTCCAGGGAGAATATTTATTTGTTTGAAAATATTTAACCAATTTATTATAATCAGTGTCTTCACTAGTGGTTTGAGGCATTTATTCGCTGGGTATAAATGTTTAATTGGATTTAAATACTATTATATCCCAAATATAAATGCCTCACAGGAAAGATAAAAAACCAAAAATTCGTTCTCCTTCTCATAAATTGAAAAAAATTGCTTCAACTTATACATCATTTATGAGAAAAAATATTAAGAACCGATCTACGAGTCCTCGAAGAACTCGTAATACAGAAAGTATGAAAAGAGTTGTTCCAAAAACTATATATAAACCTCTTAATGAGTATCAAAAATTTGTTCGAAGTGAAAGCAGGAAATTGGAATATAGAGATATGTCAGGAAAAAGTCGTATGATAAAAATAGCCAAAGCATGGAAAGAACGTAAACATATTCATCATCACTAATTTAAAACATCAAAAAAAATAAATAAATGGAAGTAAAATCTTCAAAAACAGAAGTAAAATCTTCAAAAACAGAAGTAAATCTTATAAAGAACTATATCGACATAGAAATTCCACCTGATGTAAATATGAATGCGTCAGAACCCGAAATCAGAAAAGCCCTAGTAGAAATAATACTTGATATGTCCTGGAGTAATTACGTACGTATGAAATATCTAAATATATTTATACAAAAATGGCCCAACCATGAACAGCTTGTAGAAATAATTAATAAACTTAGTCTCATGTTCCAATTTAGCGGAATTAAAAGATTAGAAAATTATCTTTATTCTATTATCACTGAATCAAAAATGTCACCGGTATTAAAAATACCACCAATAAAGAGTTTATGCACCTTTAGAGACAGACAAGCAGGATTTAAAGCTCTTAATATATTTTGTAAAAATATGAGTAAAGATATACCAACACCCTGTCAAATTGAGATAGTAAAAATACTCATGGAAAAGAAAGAATATAAAAAACAGGCTTTAGGCTATTTTATTAATATTATAAACAATCAATCTATAGCATGTGACTACCGCTATAAATCTATCTTATCATTAGAAAATTTAGAAAATGTTGAAAATAAAAAAATTTTAATTAAACATGCCACTCTTAGCTTCTTTAATAATTCGTTAAATAGAACTTTATATAGAATTTTAGCAGGGCAAATGCTTATGCAAAAAAAATTAGTACCTTTTAAAAATGAACGAAATCACGTTCAACTCACTATTATGTCTTTTGCTCAAGACCCAGAACTTGATTATAATCTAAGAGCCGACGCAGCTGATGTAATATTAGGATTAGGAGATCTTTCAAACAAATTAACAGCAAGAAAAATAATTCAAATGTTAGGTAGGGAAAATAGAAATGTTAGAACTATATTTGATAATGCTCAAAATGTTCATGTTGACGAAATTGAAAAAAGTGTCAAAGAAATAATAGAATTTCTATCTTCTATTGTTATTCGTCCAAGTGATAAAGAAGAAAAAAAGGAGATTACCTTTGATGTTATCAAGAAAAATGTTAAGGATCTATTAGAAATAGAATTAAAACAAAAAATAAAGGAAATAAAGACTCCAAGAAAAACATGTGAAGAAATGTATTTTGAATCTGTAAATATGAAAGAAGATCCTAATTACGTATCCAAGGAAAATAAGAAAAACAAGGAAAATAAGAAAAACAAGGAAATAAAGGAAAAACAGATTACTGATTCTCACGAAGAAAAAGTTGATAAGATTAATATATCTCTTAATCGTATCTTAATAGATAGAGCTCTTTATTCTCAATATAACTGCTCCTTATTATATATACTTAAAAGGATTTGGATTTACTTAAGTTCTCACAAAAACAGGAAATCTATGGAACTAAGACTTCTACAAGAACTAGTTGATATGTCGGGAACTTGTTCGTCGGGTTTTGCTAGTCGTTTGGTAAATGTTATATCAGGGTTCGGAGAATTTAGTCTCCGGATTAGCTGGAGAGATCAATTGGTATCCAATTTTACTGGTAGATTAAATTCTAGGGCTAGGAAAATGACTGAAAAGGATCAATTAATCAAAAACTACAATATATATTGTAAAAAGAAAAGAGAGAAACAAATTGAAAGTTATAAAAATTATATTAAGAATATAGAATCAACAGGATTTAATTCATGTCAAAATAAAAAAGATTCCCATATTACAAAATTCAGATCCAAATATATTAATGATAAAAAAGAAAATAAACTAAAAGCTCTCACTTCTTTTCAATCACAAGTTATTCAAGAAATGTGTTTAAACACTAATGATTTTGCTTCTAGACGTAATTTCCTCAAATTCTTTCGAAAGAATATGCTAAGTATCAGAGAAGAACTTTACGAAGAATTTAAAGATTATATTGATGATACATCATTCGATCTATATTTTAGAGCTGCTGTATCCATGTATGAAACTGGGGGGTATGTTTAACATTTTCTTCCCAATCCTTTATAGCCTTATTGTAATACCTCAGATCACATTCGTATTTTATCAAGGGATCTGTTAGACACACATTATAACAAATGCTTGATCGTAGTTGTCCTTCCAAATCAGGGTTATAAATTATTACGGAATTATATACTATGTAGATAGGAATAAAATAAATACATATTTTCATAACATTTTTAAATCCTCTAAAAGCTCCTAAAAACATTACATTTATTAACAGCCAATAGGCAAACCTGTTTGGAGTATTTAATATATATAAGATTGTGTATAAATTTTTTTTAGTGATCATTTTGAAATTATATCGGTCGGTATAAATATAATTTCATTTTTCATTTATATAAAAATAATAAAATAAGAAGAAAATAAGAATAAATATGAACTCTGATACTAAAAATATTAATAAATTCTGTAAAACATTGGAGACAAATTATTTAGATAATTTATCATCTCAAACTAAAAAATATTTTTTAAATTTTTCACAATCTCATTTTTATCGCTTGAAGAAAAGTAAAGAAATAATAGCTAAAATAGTTATTAATCACCTAGACAAAAAGATAAAAAGAAACTATGATAAAGAATTATATAAAAAGGGGTACACTGTCATACCAGTATTAAATAAATCCGAAACTAGTAATCTAAGAGATAGATTACTAGAAGAATTAAAAAGTATGCCTGAATATGACTATAAAAATATGGTAGACGAACGATTTGTATTAGGAGGATTTGGCGCCTTAGGTAATCCTTCTTCTTTTCATATACCTTCTACTAGAGATGTACGTGAATGGGCGTTGTATGCTGTGATCAGTAAAATATTTAAGAATAGTAAATACTTTAAAGGATATAAAATAGAAAAATTATTTGATAGAATAATTTACAGACCTAGCTATTATAAAAATCCTACAAGAGTGGGAAATAATAAAAAAGGAGAAAAAGTAAGAGCCGGTAAATTAGGTAAAAAAACTCCCTTAAAACCTATGGCTGAAAGTTGGCATAGAGATGAATCTGTATTTGCTAGTAAAGATGATCTAACTTTCGGTGGATGGTTAAATATTTCTAAAGGCATTTCAACCTTTTCTTGCTGCCCTAAGACCCATAAAAATGTATCAGGTCATAGGGGATTTGCAACTATTAAAAAGGATACTAGAGAATTTAAAATGGCTGAAAAGAATAAGGTAAAAGTAATTATACCAGAAGGTCATTTACTTATATTTTATGAACAGCTTGTTCACGAAGTATATCCAGGTCATTTAAATTATAAAGTAATAAGATATCATACTGGATTTAGATTAACAAAATCAAATAAACCAATGACTCCTAATCTTGAATTTATAATTGAAAATCAAGGAGTACCACCTTTAAAAAGCGGTCAGATACCTCCTATATTCGGAGCTAATCATCAAGCAGCCTTTATGTACTTGGTGCAATGGTTCTCAAAAAGATTTATTAGAAAAGTAAAGAATAATTATACTATTAAAAAATCTAAATATGATCACGAGACTGGAAGAACATATTGTATTGTTGATAGATATATGAAATCATTAAAAGAATATAAATTACCTTTGTATAAATCCTATAACAAATATGAAAAAAATATTTTTTACCCATCTAAAAAATTTTATTTGAAATACCCTGGAAAAGAAAAAAGAATAAATATAAATTTATAAATAATTCAAGTATCACCACAGATCAGTAAATCCAATCCTTTTAGACTTTGGAGGACCACCATCATTAGTATTATGTTCTCCCTTCCACCACTTCCAACAATCCACAACCCAATTTCTAAGATTAGCAATCCTCTTCTTATTAATTTTTTTCCTATCAGCAGGTTTTTCAGGTCTATCTTTTTCAGTAATTTCTTCACAACCAATTCGTATCCATTTCACCTTACATTCATCCCACGCTTTCTTCTTTCTTTCGTACTCTTTCAGATTGATATTATATTTTTCATATAAAGTTGGTTCATAAGTTGGTGCTGTACCACAAACTACTCTACCAAATATCCCCGAATTATTCATACAACCATCATAAATAGTTTTAGCAGTTTTGTAAGACCCTTGATTATAATACTCATAGGCCTCGGCAGAATATACAAGATCTCTAAAATCTTCACCAGCCATTTTATAACCTTCTAAAGCAGGCCGAGGATCTATACCACCTTGTACAACTATCTCTGTTCCTCCTAATATTATACTTCTCATAGCTTGTCCAGCTCTTAGTTTTAGATTTAAAGCCATAGAAAGCCCTACATCTTTTAAGCATCCACGCGGTATACCAGGAGCGGTAAAAAAACTATCTACAGCACAACGAGGAGTAGGTTTATAAGGAGTAACTGTAGGAATTGCTACATTCCACACGTGTTTAGTACCAACCACAAAAGGTTGAGGAACGTAAACAATATGAAGAGTTTTTCCAACTACAATAAATAACATGTATAACTGAAATAGAAACCATAATGGACCAGTTATTTTCTTAAATCCTTCATAAGCATTAGCCATTATAACATTAGTAAATAAATATTTAGGAACAGTTATAGGAGCAAATGCTAAATTAACACACTGCTCTTTAAACCCTCTATATATTTTTTGTCCCCAAAGACTTGGATGAAGATTCCAAAATGGTTCTTTATTAACTTCCTGTTTTTCCAGCATTTGAGTCATTGCACGTATATCTTTCTTTGACGCCAGTGATGCCTCGACATTTAAACCAGCATCGAAAGACTTTCTTTCTTTGTTCTCAGCCAATATATACATTTGTTCTTTCATCATTTGTTCCATCCTTAATTGACTTTTCACTTTCTCTACCTGTATCTCTTGTATCTGTTCCGGAGTTAATCGGGTGTTTTTTTCATCTATTTCACCTCTTTTAATTCTGATCTTCTCCCTGTTTTTCATAGCGAATCGAACAGCAATTCTTTTCTGAGCACTCAATCCTGATCTTGTAGTCTTCTCTATATCTCCATATCTATGTTTAGAGATAAATAAAGCTATGGATCGGCGCATTTCATTCTTATTTTTTTGACCATTTTGGAGATATTTTCTATATAAATTTAAAAGTTTTTCTATTTGAGTTTTTTGATTAGAATTGATCTTTTTATTTTGGTATAATTTATTAGCAGAGAATGCAAAGTCGCACATCCATATGTCTATATCAGTTAAAACAAGAAATTTCTCCATTTTCTTGGATCTAGTAGTATAAAAAAACTTACTATTAAATCCAAATTTTGTTGGTCTTTTACGTGATCTTCTTTTACGTGATCTTCTTTTACGTGATCTTCTTTTACGTGATTGTTTACGTGATCTTCTTTTACGTGATCTTCTTTTACGTGATCTTCTTTTACGT